CTGGCAGTGGACACGAGTACTAGCTGAAGGAGAGCAACAACCAGCTCCTGCTGTACAAACAGCTAGTGCAACAGCACGACCAGCAACACGAGTAACTGGTAGTAACTATGAGACCAAAGAAGAACGAGCATTACGACAAGTAATGATTGTACGACAGAGTTCTCTAGCTAATGCAGTAGCTACGTTAGCAACACATGGTAAAGCCATAACAGAAATTGATGTTATTGGTTTAGCTAAGAAGTATGAAAATTTTGTGCTAGGTCAGCAATCAGCTGACTCTAGCTTTGCAGAGTTTGAAGACGACATTCCATTATAATGCAAGCTTTAATTGACATGGATATTGTATGCTTTCGCTGCGCAGCTAGCGCAGAGGAAGACCCATTTGGTATAGCTCAATGGAGAGCTAGCGATTTGTTTGACCAGATAATTGAGAAAACAAATTCTGATTCTTATAAAGCATACCTAACCGGAGCTACAAATTTTCGTAAGAAAATATATCCAGAATACAAAGCTAACCGTACAGCACCTAAGCCTAAACACTTAGATGATTTAAGAATATGGGCAGTGGAACATCTCAATGCTGAAGTAGCAACAGATGGATTAGAAGCAGACGACTTACTAGGCATTAACCAAACAGAAGATACAATCATCTGTAGCCTAGACAAAGACCTACTACAAATCCCTGGCAAACATTTTAGCTGGGAAATAAACGGTAAAGGATGGTCAAGACCTGATACCTGGCAAGACATAAGTGAACTAGAAGGACTACGGTTATTCTACCAACAATGTTTAAAAGGGGACAGGTCAGACAACATCCGAGGCATAGAAGGAATTGGTAATAAAAAAGCAGAGGTACTGTTAGCTAACTGTCAATCAGAAAAAGACATGCTAGCTACAGTATTAAATGCTTATGGAAATGAAGAAGAGTTTCTTATGAATGCTAATTGTTTATGGATTCTAAGAAACTTTAATGAACCTTACGATGTACACTATGCCACACTTTAAAAGTAAGTTTGAAGTACAGGTGTGGAAGGAACTTCGTAAGGAATTTCCTCGTACAAAATATGAGTCTAATTCATATAAGTATATTCAACCTGCTATACATAGGACATATACTCCTGACTTTAGAACAGGAAGAAGATTAATTTATATTGAAGCAAAGGGTAAACTAGACTTAGATACAAGAAAGAAAATGGTATGGTTCAAAGAACACAACCCACATGTAACCATTATATTTTTATTTATGAACCCTGACAATAAGATAACTAAACGAAGTAAAACTACATACGCTATGTGGGCTGAAAAGAATGGTTTCTTGTGGTTAGATTACCGTAAGGATTGGCTCAATGATTATAAAAAATTTAAAGAAAAACGATGATGGTTCATACGACTTCGACTTCTCAGTAGATTCTGTAGAAGCCGAATTCTTACTGGACCATGCAATAAAGAATTTAATACGGGAAGGTATTATTAAAACTGTATTAGATGAAAAGAATGAAGCAGAACAATTAGAGTTTGATTTACATAAGGAGACATTGCAATGAAACATCTAGTCATTCCAGATACTCAGGTAAAACCTGGGATTAAATTAGATTACTTGACTTGGATAGGAAAATATATAGTAGACAAACAACCTGATGTTATTGTACAGATAGGAGACTTTGCAGATTTGCCGAGTCTCTCATCTTATGATGTAGGTAAAAAGTCTTTTGAAGGTAGAACATATAAAGCTGACGTTCGTGCAGTACATAAAGGTATGGAAGCATTGCTAACACCATTGTGGAAGTTCCAAGAGAAACAACGTAAAGCTAAAAAGAAAGTGTATACTCCTAGAATGGTACTGACTTTAGGCAATCATGAAGATAGAATTGATAGAGCAGTAGAGAATGATAGGAAGTTAGAAGAACTAATTAGCATAGGAGATTTAAATTATGTTGAATACGGTTGGGAAGTACATCCATTTCTTAGTGTTGTTCCTATTAATGGTATTGCTTACTCACATTACTTTGCTTCTGGAGTCATGGGAAGACCAATCACATCAGCAAATGCTTTGCTTACAAAGAAACATATGTCATGTTTCGCAGGACACCAACAAGGTAGACAGATTGCCTACGGAAGAAGAGCAGATGGCTCAGAAATGACATCAATTATAGCTGGTAGTTGTTATCTTCATGATGAATCTTATCTTAACTATCAAACAAATGAACACTGGAGAGGTATCTATGTGTTACATGAAGTTAAAGATGGAAGCTTTGATGAGATGGCTGTATCATTAAGGTACTTAAAAGAACAATATAGTCTTGACAAAAGACGAAAGGTGTGATATAATAATGGTACAAGCTACAAAAAAACAAGTAAATGGTAGTCATTATAAAGACTTTAAGATACAACCAGTAGAGTTTATACATGCTAATAACATAGGATATATTGAAGGTAACGTTATTAAGTATGTATGTAGATGGCAAAATAAAAATGGACTTGAAGATATTAATAAAGCTATTCATTACTTAGAATTACTAAAAGAATTAAACCAATGACGCAATTTGAAAAAGCAAAGTTTAACTCTAAGGCTAACACTAAAGAGTATGAAGATAACTATGACAAAATATTTAGTAAAACATGTCAGCATTGTGGTATGAAACAAACACAAAGAAGTAATGTTCTGTGCCAAAGCTGTGGAAAGGAAGTAAGTAATGGCAGTGACATTCAAAGAACTTTGTGAAAATTTAAAGGAGATAGACGAAGTTACACTCCTAGAAATATTAGATATCTCAAGTGAAGATATTGTCTATCATTTTCAAGACAAGATAGAAGACAAGATAGATGAGCTTGAAGAATTAGTTAACGATAATAAAAAGGAATTTGATATATATGACGACAACATTACCTAGTATTTACCAAGAAGTAATTCATCAAAGTAGATACGCAAGATACTTACCAGAGCAACATAGACGAGAAACATGGCAAGAAACTGTAGATAGATTAGTTAATTACTTAAAAGAAAAAGCTCCAGATTTAAGTAAAGAACTACCAGAGATTAGAGAAGCAGTACTTAATCTAGAAGTAATGCCGTCAATGAGATTATTAATGACAGCAGGAGAAGCTTGTGAACGGGATAACATTGCAGCTTATAATTGTAGTTACCTTGCTATCAACAATAAGCGAGCCTTTAGTGAGGCACTCTACATTCTTATGAATGGAACTGGTGTAGGTTTTTCATGTGAAAGACAAGACACTAATAAACTACCAGAGATTCCAAAAGATATAAAAGAATGTGATGATGTTATTGTTGTAGAGGACAGCAAACTAGGCTGGGCAAAAGCATTTAAGAAACTAATATCTTCTTTATATGAAGGGGATATACCTCAGTTTAATTTTTCTAGAGTCAGACCAGCAGGCGCAAGACTTAAAACCTTTGGAGGTAGAGCCTCTGGTCCTGACCCTCTTAAGAAACTATTTCAATTTGTAACAGATACATTTAAAGAAGCTAAAGGACGTAAGCTTAACAGTATAGAAGTACATGATATCATGTGCATGATAGGTCAGATAGTTGTAGTAGGTGGTGTCCGTAGGTCAGCACTAATTAGTTTATCTAATCTAACAGACAGACGTATGAGAGAAGCTAAGATGGGAGCCTGGTGGAATGACCATCCTTATAGAGCCCTAGCTAATAACTCTGTAGCTTATACAGAAGCCCCAGATGCAGAAGTATTTATGGAAGAGTGGCTATCTTTAGTCAAGTCTAAATCAGGTGAGCGTGGTATCTTTAATAGATTAGCAGCACAAGCACAAGCTAACAAGTGGGGTAGACGTGACCCATCATTATCTTATGGAACTAATCCTTGCAGTGAGATAATTTTACGTGATAAACAATTCTGTAATCTAACTGAAGTAGTTGTACGTGAGAAAGATACAGAAAAAGATTTAGCACGTAAGGTTAGACTAGCTACTATACTAGGTACTATACAGTCTACTCTTACTAACTTTCAATTCTTATCAGCAGAGTGGGTTAAGAATACAGAAGAAGAAAGATTATTAGGTGTGTCATTAACTGGCATTATGGATAACAAATTAACATCAAACCCAGACCCAAAGATGTTAGAAAGGTTAAGAGATGAAGCTCGTAAAACTAACGAAAAGATATCAGAAACGCTTGGAATACCAGCGTCAACAAGTATTACATGTGTTAAGCCGAGTGGTACTGTTAGTCAGCTTGTTGATGCTGCTAGCGGTATCCATGCTCGTCATAACGACTACTACATAAGAACTATCCGTATGGATAAGAAAGACCCTATCTATAATTTTATGAAAGATAGTGGTATCAGAGTAGAAGATGAGCAGTTTCACCCTAATGAAACAGCAGTGTTTAGTTTTGCAATGAAAGCACCCAAGGGTGCCATTACCCGTAATGATAAGACAGCTATAGAACAGTTAGAAAACTGGTTAATATATCAACGTCACTGGTGTGAACACAAACCTAGTGTTACCATATCAGTTAAAGATGACGAGTGGGTAGAGGTAGGAGCATGGGTATGGAAACACTTTGATGAGATTAGTGGTGTATCTTTTCTACCTCATTCAGACCATACATATGCACAAGCTCCTTATCAAGATTGTAATAAAGAATCTTATGATGAGTTATATAAATACAATCCTAAAGAATTAGATTGGAAAACTTTTATAGAAAAAGAAGACAATACAGTAGGAGCACAAGAACTAGCTTGTAGTAGTGGTTCATGTGAGATACTATGATAGCTGAGTTTGTATTAATATTAAGTTTAGTAGGAGACTTTGGTCCTTCTGAAAAGTATGAAGCTACCTTTAGTAGTTGTAAAGAAGCTAGTGAATACTATGAAACTTTTTACAGAGGTAAGAAAGAATACAATGGATATAGATGTATCAGAAAGGATTTAGTTGTAGGAATAGACAAACTAAAATTAGGAATTTAAATTATGTTAGCTTACATATTAGTTATATATTTAGGAAGTACTCCAAATTATATAGGTACTTTTCAAGATTGTTTTTCAGCTGAACGATATGTAAGGCAAGTTTATCCTACATATAATAGTAGTTGTTTATACAAAGACTACATAGTATTACCTAAAGATTTACAAGAACACTTTTTTATAGAACAACCTAATGGTAGTTTTGAAATTTTACATCAAATTCAGGAGCATGATTAATGGCAATTACAGCATACCCTATTATGGGAGTTCAATTAGGATTTGAATTTACAGAACAAATTGTAGATGATAACGAATTAAACTATTTACTTATTGATTTATTTATTATAAGATTACAGATTGCGTGGTTTAAATGAAGATAGCAGTAATTGGAAGTAGAAGTATTAGAGACCCAAAGGTACTCGACATAATAGACAAGTACCTTTCAGTCTACAAAGATAAGAACTATACTCTCCTTATGGGTGATGCCAAAGGAGTAGACGAGCTGACTAAGCACTACGCAGACGCACACAATCTAGACGTAGTTAAGTTCTTACCTTACCATTTACTAGATAACAAAACAGAGTTTGATTCTAGACATTTCTTTATTAGAACTAAACAGTTAGTAGACAATGCTGATAAAGTCCTAGCAATATGGGATACTAAAAGTAACGGTACAGAATACGCAATTAAATATTCACAGAAACAAGGTAAACCTACAACGATAGTGAAGCTATAGCTTTAGATGTAGCTTCCATACGATTAACTACACCATCCATTGTGCCTGGTTTAGATTTATATTTTTTATATTCATCATTATTTAAAAATTCTTTACTAGCTTCTTCAAATTTACCTTCATTAATTAAACGTATTGTCTTAGGTGAACCAGACAAACTACCTCTAAACCAAGAACCTAATATATTTTTACGTACTTCTAAAGGCATATTATCAAACTTTGGTATAGCTTTTTTAATTTTTGGTAGTCTTACATTAATATCATCTACTAAATATTTATCTGCTTCTTCTTCTGTAATAGTCATACCTTCTTTTACATCTTCACTATAATGACCATAGCCTATTGTATAATATTTTTCTGTTTCAATAGGTTTATAAGCTGTTAATTTTTTACCTTCATGTTCTTTTAAAAATTCCATATAAGTTTTTATATCATCTTCAGCACTATCTTTTCCAGGTAAAGTTATAGGGTCTTGTTTATCTTTAGGATTGTAAGGTAAATTAGTAGCTTTAGGTTCTTCCATAAATTTATGTAATTCTTGAGAACGTTTATTAAGTTCATCTCCTGTATTATATATTGGAAATTTGTTAGCTTCTATATCTTTTTTCCAAAAGTTATAAGCTTCTTCTTCATTCATTATTTTACCTGAATCTCTGTTATATCCAGGGACAGCTACAAATTTACCGTCAGGAGTTTTAATACCTATACTATATACTGTAGTTATAGAACCGTCTTCATTAATAAGTTGTTTGTTTTGTTTAAGAGTATCGTTATGATAGTTAATTATTTCTTGTTCTTGTGAAGTAACCTTAGGCTCTTCTTTACCCAATTTAAATACATCAAACGTATCTAAAAAATCAAGATTAATTGGCATCAGGAACATACTCCAGATTATTAAGTTCATCTTTTAATATCCGTTCTGCAATTTTAATAGGGTCAGTCTCTTCCATCATAGCTCTAATTTTAATATATGAATTAGCTCTGGTAAGATTACCTTGCATTTCTGGAGGTAATGCATCAGGACTAGTTAAACGCCCTGTATTTCTATCTAATATAATATTGTAGTTAGTATCTTGGCTTTCTCTTTGAAATACAGTCATAATATATTGTCTAAATTCACCTAAAGATTTTATAATAGCAGGTTTAAAATCAGGATTACTATAAAAATGTTTGAAAACTTCAGGTTTTAATTGAGATAAAGCAGTTAATTGTAAGTCATATCCGTCTAATTTAGTAGCTGATTTACTATTAAAATTTTGAGCATGTATATTATTTAATGTAGCACTAACTAAATTAATATCACCAGACTGAGAAGAAGTATCTGCTTTTCTAATAGATTGTTCTACTACTACACCCCAATTAGGGTCATTAATAACATCAATTTCAGTAGCTGAATAAGAAGTATTTTTAGGTTCAGACATAGCCTTAGCATATACTTGTAATTCTTTTCTAAAAGCCTCTTCTAAGTCTCCACTTAAAGCTCCTGCTCCTCTTAACTTAGATAAAGTATCAGCAAGACTATTTAAACTTTTTTGAGCAAGCTCAGCGTTTCCAAACTGCATCATAAATTTAGTATCTAAATCTGTTTTAACAATTGCAGCTACATTTTTTTTATATTTTTCTAAACCTTCTAAACTTAAATCACTTGTCATTTCTTGACGTAATAATTCAAAAGTAGCATTCATAGTTGTATTAAAAGATTTAACATCTTCTTTATCTTGAGGCAATTCATCATACATTTCTGCTACAGCTGTTTCAAATCCAGCAATTAATTCTCTAGCTGCAGCTACTTTTAAATTGTAATCAGGGTAATTAGTATTATCAAGAAGAATAGCTTTTACTCCTTGAGTAATTTCAGTATGTAGCATTTCTTTTATGTTAGCTGTACCTCCTGCATCTTTCCATATAGCATAAGTTTCTATTTTAGATAAGCCTTCAGAGTTTTCTAATAAAAATTTAGCTCGGTCATACTTACTTGATTTACTTTTATAAAAATCATAAGCTACTTCTAGTTTATCTCTAGGTAAATCATAAGCACTACCTTCAATAAATGGGTCAGTGAATTCTACTTTTTGTTTATATTCTTCTAAAGCTATTTTTTGTGCAGTTTCTTGAGCTTTAATTTGATAAGCGTAAAGGTCATTTGTTCCTAATTGATTTGTAGTTTGTGCATACCTATTTACAATTTCATCTTGTGCCCACATATTGTCATTAACTAATTTTTGAATTTGAGTTTTGTTTCTAATCATACTTTCATAAGGACTATAAATTCCTTGAGCTTCCCCTTTAGAAAGAGTACTAGTAATAGTATCAACTCTATCTAAAATTTTAGCACGAGCATCTCCTTCAAGACCAGGTAATTCATTTTGCAAAGCAGTTCGCTCTGATATTAATAAGTTTCTACCATCAGGACTATTAGCTAAAGCTTCTTGATAGTGGTCATAAGCAAGGGCATTAGCTTCTTTAGTTACTTTATTTTTTTCTAATTGTTCATAATTACCTAGCCCAAGCATAGCTCCACCCGCTAAAGTAGTAAGCAAAGAATCGTCTATAGCCCCAGATTTATCTACAACACCAGGTTGTACTGTTAATCCAGGATATAGCTTTTCCATTTTAGTAGTTTCAAAATCTGATTTAGCCATGTTAGTCCTCTTTTAAATCTTGTAGTTCGTTATATAAAATTTCTAAAGTGTCTCTGTATTCAGAGTTAGGTGCTAATTCTATAAAAGTTTTTATAGCTTGTATTTCTTCAGTAGAATATTTAGGATTAGCATGTATTCTTCTACGTTCTAGTACGTCATCAAATAATGATTTAAGTCTAGATTTTTTAGATTGACTATCTAATTTAATTAGTTCTTCCCAAAACATTTCTCTTTGATTATCTGTGAATTCAGCAATAAAGTTAGCAGTTCTAAAAGCTTCTGTTATTTCACCAAAGGTTAAGTCATATCCATTAAGAATTAAACCTGATTCCCACCAGCTTTTAGCTAGTTCAACTATACGTTCTTCTTCATCTTTTAAAGCAAATTTAGTTTCAAAAAAGATTCTATCTTTATCATTAGGTACTGAAAAGGCAGTAAGAAACTTATCAAAGTTAGACACAGGTGTACCTGTAGTTTGTCCTAGTCTACTAATTTTTTCATTTAATTTAGTATACATAAAAGTATTCCATAACGAACTACCACCTGAAGTTAGTCTAGCTAGCTGTATTAAACTAGATTGTAACTTATCATTAAATGCAATATTATCATGTTCAGTAAACATAGAATCAATTAACTTAAATGTATCTATTGCTTGTATTGCTGTACGTGTAGCCGGTCCTAATTGATAATTAGGTATGTCAGCACCTAGCATTGTTGCTAAAGTTTTCCAGAATGAACGATAAACACCACCAGCCTCAGTACCAAAAGGTGAGTATACTTGTGCTATATCAGCAGTTGATGTAATTAAATTACCATTATCATCATAAGTAGGGAAGACAGCATCAGCTGTTCTATTAATAATTAATCTAGTTAATGCTACATCATCTAACATTTTAGCTACATCTTCATTACCAGAAGCTTTAAGACTATCAAGTATAAGTTCTCCAAGACCATACACTAAACCTCCACGTACTCCAAATACAGCTAAGTTATATGCAGCTAAAGCCCCACGTTGAGTAGGTGAATAAGGAGAAGCTCCTTTATTCCATATAGATTCAGAGGCTTTCATACCAAATGCCTGAAACTGTCCAATGTATTGTAAAATAGGAACACGTTGAAAAGCATATGTATTCTCTTTAATCATAGAACCAGCTAATTGATTAGCATCAAATGTAATTTCATTCATAGCTGTTTTACTTCTCCAGTTTTTACCTGGATTATTCTTAACCCATAGTGAACGAGCAGCATGCCACATACCAACACGGTTCATATATTCACCAGCTTCAAAACCATACTTACCATACGCTGATAAAGCTTTATTAGCTAGTCTACCAAAGGTAGTACCTCCTGATAATGTATCTACTTTATGACTAAAGATACCTTTAGCAAAGTAGTGTTCACCAGTAATACCATGACCTACATCTTCAATGTATTTAATAATATATTGATGGTCTTTTAATGTAAGTTTAGAAGAATCAACTCCTAAAGATTTTTCTATTCTTCCTTGTTCATAAGCATACTTAAATAACTCTGGATTATACTTAGCATATTTTCCTTCAATACCTTTAGTTTGTAATAGTTTAGCATGTAGTGTACCTACAGTATTTACAAAAGTATTTAACCTATCAGGACCTACAATCATAGGACCAAATATACCAATAGGTTGTAGCGTTAAGTTTCTCCACAAAGCCGCAAGTGTAATTTTAAATGTAGTAACATAACGTCTAGGAGCATCAAGAACTACATTAGGATTACGTTCCCATCTACGGAAAAATTTAGAAGCATGTAAAAACATTGGAGAATCTGTAGCACTACCAAGTTTATCAGCTATCATAGATAAATATCTAGCCCACATTTGCCCACTATGTCCTTGACCCATAGCATGCATACGTTCCCACTCAGCTACAGCTTGTCTATATATACGTTCATTACCAGGTTTTATTTGAATTTCACTAGCTTTAGTAGGATAAACTTCACTACCATGTTCTAATCTAACTTTACCTTTGTAAGCTTCAAGCCAACCAACTTGCATTTGTTCAAGAACAGGCTGCATAAATGCATCTGTACCTAGTCGTTGAGTAGTAAGTACAAAAGATTCTAAAGGGTCAGCATATATAGGATTATAAATATTATCATTAGATGCTTTAGCAGGTCTAGCAACAGCTTCTCTAATTAAATGAACTTCAAGATTATCACGTGCTGTTAATTCTTCTGCTTTAACTACATCAAAATCATATTTAGTAGAGTCCATCTCTGGAAGAAGGTCTCTATTTTTATTCATCCAAGCATTAGCTTCGGTTTTAGTTTTAAACATAGCAACAGTATTAGCATTAGATTCTAACAATGGAATCTCACGAGCTAACGTACCAACAGGTGCCATAGTTACTTTACCATTTCTTACTATACGTTTAGGATAAGCTTTAACAAAGAATGTACCTTCTGATATTCTACTAAAGTGTCCAGTTTTAGTAGGAACAATCCAATCAGGTACTCCTGTTAACTTTTGTCCTTTAGGTAGTATAGCATAATCAAACATAGCTCCTGTTTCATCTCTAAAAGGTTTAGCTAATTTAACTATTTTTCTTATTGGTAAATCATTTTGATATAAAAATTGCTCAACAGCTATTGTTTGATTGTTAGCTTCATGTGCATTCCATTTAAATGCAGTTTGATGTTCAGCATCCCATAATGTATCTAAATTAATTTTACCTGTATTTTTATCAATAGGAAATTGAAAGACATCTTGTACCATTATTCTTTGTTTGTTACCATCCATTCTATTTATATCTATATAATCTTTAAATCCTTCTGTGACATATCTGTTAATTTCACGTTGATTTAATAGTTGATAACTAAATCTATCTATTTGTCTCATCAAGGCAAGAGTATCTTGTAATCCACGAACATGTCTAATGTCAGGACTATAGTCTAATAGTTTATAAATTTCATTAGTAGTAAATAAATCAGATTGATTTCTAGAAGCTTCCATTAAAGTTTTAAGGTCCTGCCTAAATCTTTTAGTAGCTAACTTTACACCAAGTAAAGACTTATCATACATATAAGTAGACAATACTTCTAGTTGCCTTTTAGCTGCACGTTCTGCAAACTGGTGGCTCATTGTCCAATTTCGTTCTAAAGCTTTATCAGACTTACCAAAGACAGCTAACCAATTAAATGCACCCTTGTTATCAAAGATAAATTCTCTGCCTTTAGTAGCTACTCTACCTATCCAACCTAAACTAGGGTCTTGTTCCCAAGGGGTTTTATTAAAATCGTCAGCTAATTGTCTTACTTCATCAAAGAAATCTCCTGTTCTTTCCCATCTTATTTGATACCTAGCTGTTCCATACATTTTAATATCTGTTAAAATACTAGGTAGTTCGTCTTTAATAGGTACTTTGTATAAAGGATTACCAGCATCATCTAAGGCTTCCATAAATACTTTACCACCATCTGTACCTTCAGCTTCATTAAGACGTTTTACTTTAGCTTGAAGAGCAAGACCTGCTTGATGAGCTTCTACTATATTAGAGTAAGCAAAACCATCTTTATTAAAAGCTAATGACATTTTAATCTGTGTACCATTACTTACAATAGGTAATACAGTTTGACTAGGAGCCATTTCAATAGGTATATCACTAACTATATCTGAATATACATTAGCATTTTCTTCCATCCAAGAGTATCGTTTTTGAAAATCTTTAAAATAAGGATTAAGTACAAAGTCTCTAGCTATTTCAGATTGTTCTAATTTAAGAGCTTTAAATCCAGGAGTAGCATCAAAGGTTTCTCCTTGATACGCATCACGAACAAACTTAGGCATCATTAACATGTTAACAAAACTTTCAACAGATATATTCATAGCTTTAGAAGCTTGTCCTGTTGTGTCTTCCATAAATATTTTACTTAACTCTTGAGCTGTAGACTTATTACTATTAATAGCATCAAGTAAAGGAGACTTTTTAGGAATAGTTATACCTAAATCTTCTACAGTTCTAGTAGATAGGTCATCTATAAAAGGTACATCTGGTTTAAAGTCAGGTTTACCTTCTAATAGTTTAACTACTTGATATGCATTTGGGTCTGTAACTTTAAGATAGGCATCTTTAGATAATTTTGTTCCTTTTCTAAAGATAGGAATAGCAAATGCTGTAAGAATTTCTAAAGGAATTTTAGCTTTATCTACATCATCAGGGGATATTTTAGTAGCAGCCCATGTTAAACCTTCATCTAGTTTAGTAAATCCTTGAGTAACCCAAGCTTCTTCTATATCTTCACGTTCAACACCAAGAGCATTAGCTACATAGAAAAAAGCATCATATAACTCTTCACCCCAAGATTCATTAATTACTGTTCTAGCTTTAGTTCTTGCATCTGTAACTGATTGTATTTCTTCCTCAGTAGCATAAAGAAATCCTGTATAAGCTAACTCACTAAGGTAAGGTGCAAGTCCTACAATAATAGTATTAAATAATGCAAGAGGTTCTGCTACAACAGGGTCATAAATAGACTCCATAACCTGGTCAAACAGGGAACCATCTAATTTTTTATTAAGTTCTTGGTCAGGTACTGGAGTTTTACCTGTAACAATATCATTAACAATTCCAAGACTTTCTAAAAAATCTTCTTTTGTTTTATAATTATGAATTTTATAAGCAAGTCCATCAAGCTCTTCATCAGTTATTACAGGATTTTCGTCTATTTCTTTTTGTTGTAATGTCTCAAGATACATAGACCTAAGACTAGCTTGAGCAGGGTCATTCAATCTTAATTGTTTATCAAGAATATAACTCTTTTCTTGTTTAGTAAAACTAGGGTCAGCTATCATATTCTCAATAAACATAGCTCTATCTAAATCTTTTTTCTGTTTATATTGAGAACGTAAAGCATTAACAACCATAGAATCTCCAGTTGCTTCTAGTTCTTCTATACGAGTATAATAGTCTTGTAATGGATTTTCTGACTCAGTAAGAGCTGTTGCATAGAAAGCATCATTTTTATTTATAGGACTAGTTAAAGGTAATCTATTTTCACTAGGATTATAAATAGGAAGTTCTGCATCAGCATCTAAAAAGTCTTGTCTAATTAAATTTTGTAACATATAATTTATTATATAGTTGGGTTAAATATCAAAAACTTGTTTATTTAAAAATTCACTTTTATTAAATATGCTTTCACCTAAAGAACTAACTCCTGTCCACATACTTTCTTGTCCTCTAGCTTTGTAATAATCTGTACCATAATCAGCAGCTAGTTGAGCTTGGTTACTTATTGCTTGACTTGCTCCTTCACCAAAATCAATTGCTCCAATATTTGCAGTTGTTTGTGTTTGTATAGAAGAAGTAGCTCCTTGTAATCCAGATGTACCTACACCTAATCCTGCACCAGCAGCAGAAGCTTGGTAACCTCCTGAGATAATACGTTGTTGTCTAAGTAAATCAAGTCTTTGTCTACGTGCTAGTGTTTCTTGATAACGTTGTTGCATTTTTCTTTGTTCAGTTTCAGCACGTGCTTGTCCTTCTAAAGCTTCTGCTTGAGCATTTACAGCTTTACGTTGTTGAACATAACCTACACCTTGTAATGCCGTACTTCCTGCTTGAAAAGGATTTGCAGCAATCATACTTCCAACTTTTGAAATACCTGAAGCAATCGTACTACCTATACTTAATCCAGCTTGAGTTGTTTGTGCAGAAATTAAAGCAGGATTAATAAATTTACCTGCACTTATAGCTTGTGGTAAGACTGTACTACCTCCAACTTTTGTAGCAAATAAAGAAGAACCTCCAGCCACTGAATACGCACCATAAGCTGCTGCTACATAAGGTGCTACTTTAGTTACTAGTTTAACTACAGATTTAACTGCTTTTTTATATTCAGGTAAACCTGTATTAGGGTTGATTGTACCAGAACCTCCTAAAGCTTTAAGTAATGCTGCCTCTTGGGGATTAATATGAGCAAGCGTAGTGTCGCCTTCTCTACCCATGCTAGCAACATCATGATATAAAGCTTGTAAAGCTTCTACCTTTTGTTGTTGTGTTAAATTATTAATGTCCATACTATGTCTCCAAGATTGTTATGTAGTTTTGTTTCCCATCTTCATCAAAAGCTACATGGTCAGGAACTGTTACAGCTCCAAATAGTTCATTGAACTTACGTTCTTTTTCTCCTTCACATAAACCAAATACATAATTAATACCATTTGATTTAAGATTTTGTTTTACTTTATCTATTGCTTTTAAATATTTTTTAAATTTATTATGAGACCACTCTTTGCAGTCTACATGCATTTGCCAGGCTTTCATTTCTTTACTATAAGAGACTCCAATAAAAGCATTATTTTTTTCTTCCCACATTATTACCATTAGATAGTTTCATTCATAGTAACTGGTAAACCCCAACCTAGTATCTGCATATCTTTACCTGCTTCGGATTCTATTTTTAAACTTAATGTTTTACCAGAACCTCTAAGTTTATTTTTAGTTACTATAACACCTTCACCATAGTCAAAAGGGTCAGTAGGACCAGATGGTATATAATTTCTAAGTAATCTATATGCTTGAAATTGTGTTCCCCATTTGCCACTATTAGCAGAATTTGTCCAATTCCATTGTGCTTGTACTAAACATGAAGATGGTTTAGTTAATTCTAAAGTTCCACTTGCAGCTGTATATCCATTCTCAGTACGTTTAAAATAAAATTGTATATAAGGTACTTGTTTTTTTCTAAGAAAATTTCCAAATAATTCCCAACCTGTTACAAGATAACTTAAATAAGATATACCAACAGCATTTGAAGAAACCCAATCTTTAAACGTATCATCTTTATATTTAGATATAGTAAATGATGTATCTCGTATAGTTAAATAACTAAATTGACTACTTCTATTTACAGCTAAGTCTGAGTCTATTACTACAGTATCTCCTGCTGTTACTAATACTTCATCTGTTCCTGTGTATACAGTTTCTTCTGTAGATGTAACAGAGTATCCTGGAATAGGAATATAGTCTGCTACATAAGGGCTATTACTTGCTAGTGTACTAAACGTATTTTTATACCAAGCTTGTAATGTAAGGTCATATATTAATTCTTTATTATAATTATTAATATAATTAGTTGTACTATAGTTTGCACTATCATTATACAACCATCTTACTTGATTTTCTTTTTCATCATAAAAACCTTTACAATTATTTTTACCAATATCAGGTATATTTAAGTATAATGTTTGTATTGTTTTAAGTGAAACAGACTCTGCTCTAAAACGACCAGAAGCACTATCAGGACTTAATTGATATATACCAGCTTTAGACCAATAAATAAAGTTACCATTAATATCAACAATAGATTTAGGATTAAATACACCATTTGTAGATAGTTTAGATACTTGGAAAGAAGTTGCTACAAATCCACCAGTGTCTCCATATACTTCATACACACCATTTTCAGCAAATACAAGTAATGAAGCCTGTGTAGAGGCTATCTTAATAATCCTAGTTACTTCTGGTAAATGTACAGTACCACCATCATTAGCTATAATGTCATTAATACCTGGGTCAGTAGGGTCAGCTTCTTGATAGCACTTAATTAAGTCATCTTCAGAAGTTACAACTTTAGAAAAGAAAATATAACCAGAATAATTAGGAGACCTAGCATCTCCTCCATTAAGATTTGATACTATACCTGAATAAAAGACTCGTTGTGCATAAGAGGCTACAGTAGTAATAGTACCATTTTCAGAATCAGAAGGTAATCCTGTTACTCCTGACTCACTTTGCCTAGAAGCTCCTCTATTAAAAGCATCAATAACATATGAACCTCTGGATACTTGATACTTAGATGTAGAATTTCTTTCTAATACTTCAGGGTCATATCTTTCATAATCACTTGAACCTGGATTAGATACTTTACCTAGTGTCCATACATCAGAATTAGAAGGATACACACCAAGTTTAGTTTTAGTATAATCAATTGCATCTGCGCTACCTGCAGCTGCTACAGAAACTACTTCAGGACTCCAACCTTGATTACGTAAATTATATTTATGTGTATTAGATAAACTAGAGGGTCTTTCATCTACGTCAAGACTATCGTCTACACCATATAAATCTCTAATTTTTAAAATTAATTGAGATTGAGTAACTGTATCTGTACTTGGATTATAAGTTAATTTAATAGGATGTAATAAATCTTCTGAAGCTATAACACATTTATTACTAATAACAGCTGTTTCAATATTTGCATTGGATAAACCAGAAATAGTAATAGGACTACCACTATTTTTTAATGCTGCACTTGGAGTAGCTGCTAATAAATTAACAAACCATATTTTATTTTTAACTCTAATTAATCCAAGAGATACAGTCGTATCTCCTCCTGGACTTTCCCATACATGAAATGATTGTTTACCATCACGTAGGTCAGCAGCTGTAAGTCCAGTAGCTCTTAATACATAAGACTCTTCAAAGTCTACACCAAGTCTGCGTGAACGAGAACCATCTCTGTTAAGAACAAAGTTTTGTTCATCAATAGAAGCAGACTCAGGAAAGGTTAATTCATTAGCTTCAGTAACAAGACCTTTAATGAAAGACCTAAATGACTTTTCTGTTTTTTGAGCCATCTAGCCCTCGTAGGATTTAGGTGCTTTGTCAGCCTTTTTATCTGGTTGGTTATGAACAAAAGTAAGAACAGCAGAATCTACTAAATTTATAGATGTATATACACCTGATAATTCAGTAGGTAGTTCTCCTCCTCCATCCCATTGTAATTTGTAATGTGATGTTCCAGGTTCAATGTATGCTTGTAATTCTTTAATACCTTTTGTTTTATAACTTCTTATTACTTTCATAAGTGGTCCTTATTTAGTTGGTCGTTTTAATAATGATTGAGCCATACGTGTTGCTTCATGAATACGTCTTGGTTGTTTAATATCTCTAGCTTTTTTTGCAGTTTCCTTACGTTGATTATCTTTATACTTTTGAGTACCAGGATAATAAGCATTTCCAGGTCCTGTACCTACTTTTAAATCTGGTTTATTAGGAACATTAGGAGTAGTACTTTGTGCATAAGGGTCTATTTTTTGACCACCAACTCCTTTAAGAATATCAGGAATTTTAGGAGTTTTATAAGAAGAGCCTCCAATATTTCCAGGAGTAACCTTTAATGCTCCTTGAGGTGCAATAGATTCTCTATTCTTAAACATTCCTCCAGTAGTATCTGTTGGTTTATAAGTATCAAATCCAGCAACAGTTTTCTTTTTTGGTAAGTTTTTTCTGTTTTGTTCAATTTTTTTAGCTCGTATTTTAGCTTGTTGTTTGTCTATAATACGACCAAAGAAACCCTCTGGTCCAAAAATTCCTTTAGAATTATATCCTTTTTTATTTTTGTCAGCCATTACTTTTTCCTTTTAACTGGAGTTGTTTTCTTTTTGTTATGATATTTTTTTCCACAAGCCATAGTTTTTTTCCTTTTCTTTTTACCATACTGCTGACTTTCTATGAAAGCACCAGTATTGCTAGTTAACATACTCATTAATAATTAGGACCTTTTTTAGATATTGTAGGTCTACCATAATTAGGGTATTTAATACCACGTTCTAGTTTCCAAGCATCTTGACTCATTCTACGTTTTTGAGATACAGAAGTTTGTTCTGCTTTTTGATTAGCTATTTGTTTAAGAGTAATAAAAGCTGATGATTTAGCTTCTGCTAAAAAATAACTAAACATTTGTACAGGTAAATCAGCAGTAAAGTTATTAGATAACGTAAAAGATACAGCGCGTTTACCATAAGCTTGAGATTTAGTTTGTTGTAAATGTGTATCTGTTGTTCTAATATAGTTATCAAATACTACATACTCTTCATCAAAAGAAGTATAATACTCAGGAGCTCTATCATTATATATATTAAGTTTAATTCCTTGAAAACTATCTACTACAGTAATTTTAGAATCAGTACTATTTCTTACATCTACATGATTAACAAAATCTTCTGGAGTTAAGTATTTAATTTCACGATATTCATTTTTAGCTGCTAATGTTTTTTTTATATTATACTTAATCCAAAGAACATTTTCAATTGTGTCTGGTATTTTCATATGAGTAGGTCTAGTATCATTAGCACTATCTAATTGAAACAGCTCATTAAAATGAGGATAGTCCCTACCATTAACAATATTAAAATAAGTAGTTTTAATTATTTGGGCTACTTGCAAAGACTCTACTGAATCATTAATGCTATTGACTTCATCTGAATCCATATCAGATAAGATATCTTGAGTCATTTCAAGTAGTGTCATCTTAGCCATTAACTATGTCCTTGTATCATTAATTGAATAGAAGCATAATCAACAGTACATGCTCCATCTGCTTTTGTAAATAATTCTATGTAATCATTAGTTGCTAAAGCTATGACAGGAGAGAAAGTTATAGACCCCCAGCTACCAGTTGATAATGTTCTTATAACTCTTGAACCTACAATTGCTACACCATTTTTATATAATGACCATTCAACATCTTTATTTGCTCCTGATGCTTGTTTAGTAGCAAACGATGCTTGAATAAATGTTGTTATAGTTTCTGTACCATCATATCGAAGTCTAGTATTAGGCGAAGTTAATACAGTAAAACCATCATTAGATGCTGTTGTCCATGTATTATTTAATACTGTATCTGACGTAGTAGTTGAATGTTGGTAAGCTGGACCAACTGCATCAAAACCTGTATATACTCCAAGCCATTTATCTTTGTCTTGCCATGTACCTGAACCTGAACCATTAGCTACATAAATTTGACCTGATGAAGCAGCAGCTACACCTTTAGGTTCGTGAATGTCTGGGTCTGTAATTACATTATGTTGTATTGTCATTTAAATTCCTTAAAAGGAGTGGGGTCCGAAGACCCCTATCCTTATACTTCTACGTGATATTCAACAATAACTGTTGCAGTACCAGCAGTATATGTGCCAGTTGCAGCTACTGTTAGTTCACCAGGGTTAGCACCAATACTAGCACCAACTAATGCTCCGTTACCGTCAATAACGGCACCAGCAGTAGTAGGTGTAATAGCAGCATCAAGACCGTCAGCATCAATTGCAACACCTGCTGATGTGTATAAACCTACATTAAGACTTGTACCACCAGCCCATGCAGTACCTGTAATCCACTTAGCGGATATTACAGTTGCATTTGCAGGAAGCACAAATTGTAGATTAGTTGCACCCCAAACAGGTAAATCGTCATAGCTAAACTGCCATTCAGCACGTTTAACTTGACCTGTTGATTTAGCCTGACCACCCCATTTTGCATCTTTGCCTCTTGGTCCATAATGATTAAGGACATTGATGCCAGCTGTATTTTCATAAGCCATTTTTATTCTCCTTAATAGTTAGATGGATGAGTTAAGATAACACCAAGAGTGTCAACACGTTGTGCGCCTAAGCCAAAACGTGATGTTACTTGATACTTGTCTGCACGTTCTTCGTTGTCTCTCCAGCCTTCTGTCTGAGGAGCTCGTCTCCAAGCATGCATAACTGGCTTACATGTATCATCTGCTACGCACATGAAAATGTTTGCAATGTCACCAACTTCACCGGTGTCATTAGCTAAGCCATAAGCAGAAGCATTAAGAGCTTCTGTTGCTGTTAACTTAGGTAAGAAGTTAGAAGTATATACATCCCAACCCATAATGTTTCTTACGAAACGATGGTCACGAGCAAATCCTTCTGTTACTAAGCCTTCGAACATTGGATTGTAATTAATAGACGCAGTTTGTGTAACTAAAGTATTTAAACTTGCTTCCACAACTGGGTCAACAATTGCAATACGACCACCCGCAGGTGAGTTTGCTTTGTCGAATGCTAACTTCATAGCAACAAAATCAGATAAATCAATAATTCTGTCTGTTGCACCTGAGCCACCAGCTACCCAACGATGTGGGCGACCATTAACTAAGTTAACGTTTGCTGCTGTTTGAGCAGCGTTAGCTACGCTTAGGAAACGTGTTTCATGGTTTTCACCAAGAGCACGTGTTGATTCCATAGCACGCATAGCCATTAGAGTATCAACTTGAGAACCATCTTCACGGAGGTCATCAGAAACTTTCCATGCATCACCAACATAATCAGTGATAGAAAGATTTAATGTACCTGTGTCGATAGGACTATAGTTGAGAGGAGTATCCTCAGCTGCATCTTGAATTGTTACTGTACCTACTGTCTTGATGTTTAAAGTTGTACCTGAACCGAAGTCTGTTACATCTCTCCACATACCTTCAGGAAGTAGATAGTCATGTAAGTTTTCAAGAATAAACTGTGAATACTGTTGTGCTTCAATAAAAGCACTAGTATTACTTGTCAATTGTGACATTTTTTATCCTCTACGCTTGTTGTTTAATTTTCTCACCAGCTGCTCTCCAAGCATTAACTAAATCTTTAGTAGACTTACCTTTACCTACACGAGCTGAAAGCTCTCCTGTTGGTCTAGTTTGTGCTAACGATTCAGTATTTACAGAACCAGAAGACTTAGCTACATTAGATGGAGCTGAGTCAGTAAGCCCTGCTAGTCGTAAGACTACACTAGGTGAACTAGTAGCGAGACTGTTAAGTTGTTGAGTTGACATACCTAACTCACCAGCAAGTTTGTTATAAACAGTTTCTGCTTCAGACCCATACTTACTCTGAAATTTTTTAGCTACAGAGTCAGCATTTTGTTTAGCAGTCTTGGTCTGTTCATTACGCTGGAGTGTTTGATTTACCAAACTCATAATAGCGTCTTCGTTTAACTCAACCCCTTGAGTGGTGTTCTCTGCGGGTTGTCTAGTTTCAGACTTTAATTCATCAAGAAGTTCTTGTGTAGTTTTGCGTTTAGTTAGTTCTTCTTTCAACTGCGCCATCTCTTCCTCTAAGGTTTTGATGTGCTGTTGAGCATGAGGAACTGACCTAAGTGCTTCAACTGCATTAGCATACTTCTTACCCTCACCAACTAAGTCTTGAGCTTCTGTCGGAATTTCAAATAGTTTTGTTTGGGTATCTGCTTGTTGAGTTTCTTGGGTATTTGACTCAACAGATTGTTCTTTTGTTGTTTCTTCTGTCATGTGTTATCTCCTTGGTCAGGCAATAAACTATACAGTTTTGTAAAAGCTTTCTGAATGCCCTGGAGATATGCTTGATGGTATGACCATGAGGGCATACTAAAGTTTTCTTCATCCATTGCTTTTCGTTGAGCTAATTTAATCTGTTCGTTACAGTAGTTTTTAATCTCTTGTAATGTTTCTTGTTTACTTAGACTTTTACCTTTGTCAGATTTCAAATCCATATATTTATTATACCATATAATTAACGAAATGTCAAGTAATTAGTTACCTAACTGTTGGTCAAGCATTCTTTCATCAACAGTAGGAGCTACTTGAGTTTCTTGCAAGTCTTGTTGAATTTGCATCTTAAGTTTTTCTTGTTCAGCTAATTCAAATAATGCAGCATTATCTTTCATAAAGTCAAACTTCTCAAAACCCATATACTCTTCAACCATATTTGCAAGTTTTTTAGCAGAAATATGGGGAGCAATTATTTGTCCCACTGGACTATTAAAGACTCCTAACATATTCTGCATTAACTGAGCACGTGTTGCATAATGTCTAGCCCCAATAGGTCTAAGTTTACCGCGAGCAGTTAAATCTTCTTTAGTAACAGATAGAAAATCTATTACACCATAGTCATCATCCATAACTTTAGCTAGTTCTGGAAGATTCATATTACGTTTAGCAGTTTCTAGCATAGTATTTAGTATAGGTTCTAGAAATTCTACTTCAAATTGATTAATTTTATTTTGGAATATACGTGATGCAGCATTTTGTAACTGCTGTACTTCAAATGCAGTCTTCTCACCAGGACTTCTAAAGCCCATAGCTTCTTTAGGAGCTCCTGCCATCTCTTCCATAATGTTTAATACTGCAGCAATTTCATTATTTACTTGGAAAGCAGCAGCATTAGGAGGCATAGCCTCTACATTACCATCTTCTGGTATGTGAATAGTTTGTTCAGGACCCCATTCAAATGGTTCTACATCACCAGTTATCTTAAGAGGAGGATGAATAGTAAGGTCTAAAGCATCTGCTTTAAGATTTTCAAGGTGGTCAACACGATATTGTAATCCAACAAGGTTATCTAGTGGACCCATAGCATATAAATTGTCTGTTCTTTTTCTCCAACCTACATGATGTTTATTATCACGACCAATGTAACTAGGGTTATCAATATTTCGTAAGATGTAAGCTCTATCAATGATAGTAATAATTTTGTTTTTATATAATTTCTTTTCAATTCTATCATAAAAATCGCCTTCAAATTCTAGTAACTCTACATAACCTGACTGATAGTATTCTTGTAGTGTACCAAAACCTTCTGATATGTATGGACTAGCCTTATTAATATCTTCTTGTCTAAACTGTGATAAACTATTTCTAATATCAAGAGCTCTATCTACAGCTTTTTGGTCATAACCTAAGTCTGGTCTTTCTTCCATATCAATCATTAGTTCACCTACAGATTTAACATAGCGTGTAAACTTAGGAGACTTATCAAATGAAGGAGCAGTAGGATTAAATACAATATCAAATGGTGATATTCTATTTAACTTAGGACCATTGTAAGTTGTAATAGTTTCTTTAGTTACAGGGTCAATATGGTCTTCATTTACATATTGTACTTCTGCAAAAGCATTACCATAGTCAATATAATCATAAACTAATTTTGATACTGTTTCTCTAAACCCTGATTCTTTTAGTTTAGTTTTAAGGTAAGCTTCAATAGCTCTACGTTTTGCAGCATAACTATCTTCTAGTGTAGCACCTTCCCACTTCATCCAGTCATCATTAGGAAATAAAGCATCCATGTAATTAGCATGTAAGTTATCTCTAATTTGAGTTAACTTAGGTAGGGTAGTTTTATTTTTCCAAGGGAGTTTAGAATTAGAAGTAGTTGAAGTATCAGTAGCAAAGATATAGCTACGGAGTTCTCTCCATTCTGCTTCTTTACTTTCTCTTTGAATCCACCATTGATTGTACAGCTCAGCAAGGTTTCTTGCCATTGTATCTGCATCTATAGCTTTTTCAAATTGTGCGACTCTGCCTGCCATATGTATTCCTTAGAATGTTACTCCACCAAATCTGGAGTGTGTCATAACGTTTTTACTTAAATAACTAATATTGTTTCTGAGTTTTGGTACTAAAGATATTGAAATAGCATTAGCCATTGCATCTTTAATATCATCATGAGGTGGATGTGTCATAGTTAGTTCTTCTTCAAGAGGTTGACAATTGCCCCCTTTGTAATGCCACATCTGTTGATTGTGATATTTAGGTTCTAGTATTGCATTAATACGTTGTCGTTTATCTCCCATGTATCTTGTAGGTCTAAACTCATCTATTACTAATGGAATACCATTAGGTCTAAGATAACTGTCTTTAAGTTCTTTAACAATAGTTTGTTGAGCTACAGTAATTTCTGCTCGTATCTTTCTAAAACCCCACTTCTCCCAAGCTCGTAGAATATGTTCATAGTATTCTACAATCCTATCAGTTTTAAATCTGTCAATATCTAATACGTAATAATTAGCTTGATGGTCTACACCTACAATAACTAATGCAGTACTATCTGCTTGTTTACGTAAAGAGAATGCAAAGTCAATTGCTGCATAAACATTTAACTTTCTATCTCGTATATACCAATCCCCTTCTTTATTTTGTAATACACTTCTATCATAATATTGAAAGTTATCTGTAGATATATTTGCAGTTTCTTTACTATTAGGGTCATTGTAATACTGTGCAAAGAACTGGGTCTGGTCAATATACTTAGCTCTGATTCTTGCTAATTCTTTTGCATCAAATCCAAAAGCTTTACCATCTTTTCTTTTTTGTTTAGCCCAAAGAAACTCACCATCTTTTTCTACGACTCTTTGAAACAATTCATATACTGGTTCTTCTGATTCTAGGTCGCCATCTTCATCATACAAAGATTCTTTCATGTTAACCATAGTATCATAAATATCCCTAGGATGATAACGGGTACCAACCACCCACTCGAAAGCTCCAGGATTCTCAATAGAAGCGAGTTGGGAATATGCCGAAGAAACTTTATCTCGCCCTTCTTCCGTATACGCATTACCAGGAACAACAATGTCATCAAGAACAACAATATCAGCGTGAAATCCAGTAGTATTAGAAGTAAGACCAACGGCTTTAACAGTAGCGTCTCGAACACCTTCTTCCTTTCTTCTTGGATGGTCTACTGCTATCTCAGCAACAGCCCATCGTTCACGTTTACCTTCTTCTGGATTAATCATTTCTGCCCAGTATCGTCTATAGATAGGGCTATCTATAATATTTTTAATAGCATACAATTGTTTTTCAGCAAGGTCTGCTGTTGCAGATACATAAAGTATTGATGTTTCAGGATGCTTAGTAATCCACCATGCAGTTCTATAAGCTATTAACTTAGACTTCATATGTCCACGAGGAAGTAATACTAATTGATTAGCTTTAGCATCTTGCCTTTGCCACCATTGTATTAAGTCTTCATGTATAGCACCCAGCATTAAATGCGGAGCTACTAATCTTATAAAAGTTAGTAAGTCATTTTCTGCTGCTTCTCTGATTTGGTCAATCTGTGTCATTTAAACTTACTTTAATTTACCTACATTACGTCTAGTTAAATCTAAAATAGTAATACCTTGACGCTCTAATTCAGGATAAATTACATTTTTTTGAAAAGCTTTTACTGCTTCTTTTCTACCTTTATTAAAACCTTCTTTATATTCTTTACTTTTAAATAAATTACTAATAGGTTTTTTACCTGTTATTTTTTCATGAGGTTTAAAACTTTTATTAGAATTTGTTAATCCAGATTCTACTCCTTCATAATATCCATGTTGAAAAGGACTTTTAAAATTTTTAGGTTTTTTAATTTTTTTATTAAAGTTTTGACCTAACCAAGTACTTCCTTTTTCCCATTTTATTTGAGTCATTATGTTTTCTTTTTTTGTTTCTTACCCCAGTTGTTTTGCATATCTTTATATGCTTTAGCACTTATAGTACTATTTTTTTTACTTCTGGACTTTTTTGCTTTCCTACGTTTATTAATGTTTTCTACTAAACTCATTACCACTTCACCTTATGCGCCCAATAGCGAGCACTTAGTTTACTTGGATTTGGGTCTTGAGCATTATGTCTTGCATAATAAGATTTTTTACGAGCTTTATCTTTAGCTGATGATGGATTCTTGCCAGCACCTTGTACACCCTGTTGTCCAAATCTAATAATCTTTTCTTTACCATTAGCACATGCTTTAACTATATGTGATTTAGTTTTATGCCCAGGTGTACGCTTAGGTTTATTGCATGGCATTTTCTTTTTACTAACAGGTTTAGTAGCCATTACTTAGCTATTCCTTTCATCTTTTCAAAAGTTCTTAACCCTGCCATACCTAACATAGCAAAGGTTAACTCTAATAAAATGTCATGGTCTATTGTAGGGATAGGGCTTGTTACACCATCTAATCCGTCTACATAAACTACAAGGGGATGCCCAACAAATAACCAGAAGATACCAATAGCACATGACCAACCTATCATTGGTCGCCAGCCTGCAACAAATACAGACCTATGCTGTGCTTCTACTTTATTAATTTCTGCTTGTGCTAGATTAAGTTTACTAGCATTATCAATTAAAGCTTTTTCAATTTCTTGTTTAGCTTTTTCTGCACCAGCTTTATCTGGTATAATCCTATCTAATACTGGTCCTATTAATGGAAGGATTGCTTGTAACATTTATTTCCACCATTTTAATTTATTTACTAAATTTGTAAGTCTTACTTTATTTACTCGAACAGTTGTGTCTAACTTAGGCATTACCCATTTTCTAAGTAATACTTCCCAAACTACAACACTAACTACTACTACGATTAATGCGTTCATATTGTCTCCTTAAACATGTAGAACACTCATGACTACTGCTACAGCAATAGCACCAAAACCAGCCATGATTCCCCAAATTAATTTCCAAAGCATTTGTTCAATACGGTCTAATCTATGATGTATTGTGTCATATCTTTCTGCACAAAGTTTTTCGTGAGCAACTAATTCGTCATGAGGTGTCATGTTATTCGTCCGCTGGTTCTGGTTCGTTACCTTCTGCTACCCATGCAAGGTATTCTTGGTAATCTGTGTTAGCTTCGTCTAGTGGGATAGATATTTTTGTATTATCTTCTTTTGTTAGTTCTATTGAACCAACATTTCCATAAGCATCATTTATTATTTTATATTGCATATTTATAGCTCCGCACTAAAAGTTAATCTAGCACTAATTGTAGAATCAGCCGTTAATTGAATACATTTTCCACCACCCATACTAGCATTGGTTGCTGTTGTTGTATTAACAATTACTTTTGTATTGTTTGAATCATTTGTAGCAATTGCCATAACTGTAGCTTCTTGCCCTGTTACTCCAGGATAATGTAATCTCCAATCACCTACAGCACTATACCCAAGTGACGGAACGCTCCTCATAGTTTGTAATAAATGAATTAAAACATAAGTATTCGTTGTGCTAAATGAAGTACCTTGCCCTACTGTTTCAGCTACATTGCTTCCACCAAAAGATTGAAAATACCTCTGACACATAGCTAACTCTTGGCTATACATTCTGTTTTCAAAGGGGGTAGCGTTTTCACCTAGTTCTAGTTGTACACCTGTGATGTTAATGTAGTTTGAAGTAGAGTCTGCTAAATTTGTTTGTCCTACTGCACGATTAGCTGTTACATTGGCTGCCCAAGATGTATTTAATGTGCCAGAAGAATAAGTAGACCCAGCAGCTAACCAAAACCACACATAAAGACTTAATCCATTATCATTATTAAATCCGCTAACTGTATCACTAGCTAATATAATTGTTTTCTTTTCCCAAGTGTTAGCAGAAGATATTGTATAGGATTTAGAAGCTGTCTTATTTGAATCATCACTATAAAACTCTAATATATATGTTCCTGTTTTATTAGATTTTACCCAAAAAGAAACAGTAATTGATTTAGCAGAAGCTGTACCATAAGCTAATTGTTGCAAATTATACCCTTCAACTCTTTGGTCAAACCAAACTCTATCTCCAGCAGCTAATGACGCATCTGCTGTGGTGCAAGACATTTTCATACTATTTGCAAATCCTTGTCCTGTAGGCACATCTGTGTCTTGTTCCATAGTCCAAGTTCCAGCAGTAGTAATATTAAACTTCCACCTATCAACAGTATAATATCCGCCTGTTGTTAAACCACTAACACTTGTCCCCCTCTGTGCTATCCTCATATCACCATTGATGATAAGGTTCTTCGTACCTAACCCAACAGTAGCATCTGTAGCTATGTTACCTGTAGCTTTAGGTAGTGTTAAGGTATGAGTACCCGCAACGCTAGGTGCTTCTACTGTTATAGAACCTGAGGTATCGCCCTGTATAACTATTGAACTCATATATTACTCCGTAGGTTTAGGATGCTTGTCTTTAACAGGCTGTATCATATTTGTTTTCCATGCTTCTACACCATTGTGATAAATGTAGTCTAGTTGTTCTGTTAATGGTGGATATTCAGAAGCTCTTTGTTCTTTGTAAGCATTTGCATTTACTTCTGCTTCTACTAATGCAGCATCATAAGATACTTCGTTGCCATTTATATCGTATGCTGTGTCATCACGAATAGTAATAATATTAGGATATAGCTTTCTCATTGCTTCATATTTATTCATTACCCAGCTACCTCCATTAAAGTAATAGTAGAGGAAGCTCCAGCATTAAGTTCTACTACACTAGCACCATCACTACTACTAAATTGAATTTTATATGTTGTAGAGCTTGTAGTTGCTGGAGAATCTAAATAAGATAGCCCAGAAGTACCTACAGAATTAGTTGTTGTTGTGTTAGTATAACCAATAATAGTATCAAAGATAGATAAAACAGTTGCTCCACGAACTAATTGTAATCGCAGTGCAGTATTATTTGCTTTTCTTGTACCATTTACATTAGCAAAAACAAGAATCTTATTTGAGCTAGATGATGGGGTTATGGATAGCGTTAAACCACTATCTATATATGTTGCACTTGTGGTATTATTATAAGCTGTTGTTGTAACACTAACTACTTGTAATACATGACCTGTAGATATAAGTTTATTAGGTGCTGATAAGTTA